GGGTGCGCGGAGCCTCGGGCCTTCGGACATTTTCGGATTTTTTCTGGACGATCTTTCCCATATTTCAATGACTTAGCAGCGTTTTTCGGGAGTTCGGGATGCCTATTAGTCAAGTTTTTGTTGGCAGAATGAAAAGTCAAGTAGTTGCCGGATAAGTCGTTGATTTTACACAAAGGAAACGCAGGAAACAGAGAGATTGGTTGCGTTTCCTGTTATAACCTATTGAAATAAAACAAAAGAAACGCTGGAAACGCTGGAAACGCAATTATAATGGGTCATATAAACAGTTTTATATTTTTTATGTTTTTTATAATTTTTTGCTGGTCTGTCTAGAGAAGATTCAAAACCCGCGTTTCCGCGTTTCCGCGTTTCCGGGTTGTTTAGAATCAAAGGGTTAGCCGATTTTCCCGTTTTAGTGCGTTTCCTTTGTTTAGAATCAACGACTTAGCCTAAAACACCTTTTTTGCGTTTTTCTTGTTTTTTCTTCAACGTCTTTATGATAGAGCAACAGATACTTGACCACTATATGAGAGGAGAGAACCGTCATGGTTTTGAAGAAGGAGACGACGAGCCGCCCCCTGTATTGGCCTTCGCTACAGGCTAGCGCAGAACCCGCGTACATCCTTCAAAAGCCACCTGAAAATCGGGCTTTTGTTTCATTACGGCGGTGGGCTATGTGCGTCTCTTTCTCCGATCCGCTCATAGAGAATCTTTTGAACGACCTTAGAGAGGATCGGGAAGTCCCTGTCATATTCGGGCCTCAATCGGAAGACAATTACGTTCGGTACGTTTTGGAAAAGATTGGCCCGGTCGGGGTTGCCGAGTGGCGGCGATTTCTGCGAGGAAACAGAGGAAAATATCCTAGGCTGTCTCACACCAAGTCGCCACGCGGCGCGTTGGAATACCTTTTCGCGTTTTTGTTGTTGGAGAAGTATGATTGGGAGAAGGAGGGTTAAAGTAGGTCGTTCAGATTGATTTCGTCTGACACGATCTCGTAGCCGCACTTTTGCGCGGCAGGTGTTGCCGAACTTCTGACGAGCCACCTACGATCCGGAAGACCCCACTTTTTCGATGTGCGGTTTTGCTGGCCCCGCACCGTCTCGCGCTCCCACCCTTTTAGGGAATCCATGACAAGCGACAGGTTTGCGTTGTCCATCGGGTTTTTGGGGCGCGGTGAGTTGAATAAGAAATTGCAAATCTCGGTGCGCGTGATGGCGCATAGGCGAACCATCGTCTTGTCTGGATCGGGGCCACCCCCTGTCGGGAAGTGCGCCGTCACGTCGCCCCCGAAAAGCTGTTCGGCCTGAGCCAAGGTCATGGGGGTGTCGAGGAACGCGATAACGTCCTGTGCGTAGGTTTCGCTGAGTTCTTCGTTCCTGTGCGCCTCTTGGAGTTCCTCGGCCTCGCGCATCACGTCTTCGCCCTGCAAGCTCAAATCGAGTTCCGTTGCACCCGGCGGAAGTTGCTCCCGCATTTCTTTGTAGAGGGCTAGGGCTTCGGCCCAGAGTTGGTCGCGCTCTGCTACCAATTTATCGGTGTCAATCGGGTCACGGATCGTCTTTGTCGAGACGATAGGCCAGTAGGCGCGGTTTCCTGTCGGGTCGCGCAGGAACTTCGTGTCATTCGTCGTTCCGATCAAAATGAATTGGCGTGGCAGTTCGGAGATTTCTTTATCCCATGCGCGGCGCACGTCGTCGCGCTGGCGGCGCACGAACTCCTTCGCAAGCCCGTAGTCGGACTTTTTGAAGGTGTGGATTTCGCCCATTTCTAAAATCCACTTGCCTACCGTTTGATCGGCAATGCGCCACGGATCATCGAACTTGGCGTTGAACGTCCCGCCCCATTCGTCACGCACGAGGCGTTTAACGAACGTGGATTTCCGTCCGCCCTGCTCGCCTTTGATAATCACAACGAAGTCGAACTTGTGTCCCGGTTGGTAGATACGCGCAACGCAAGCGAGGAAGACGTTCCGGCTTACCTGTCTCGTGTAACCCGTCTCTGGGCAACCAAGGTAGCGGGAGAAGCACGTCTCTATGCGCGGAACTCCGTCCCACGTCAGAGATTCGAGATAGGTTTTTACGGGGTGAAAGGAGCGTTGTCGTGCCGCCGTGTCCTTCGCCGCGTTGAGGTCGCGGTCGGTTACGCGCAAGCCCCATCCGACTTTTCCGTTTCCGTTTTCTTCTTCGAGAATCAGCCGAATGGCGTTGTTGAAATGGTCACTCCAATTAACGCCGACAACGGTGTTTTTGCAAAGGACGGGTTTCATTCCCCTTATGCCCGTTTTGATGTCCCCAACAAGCGCAATCCGCGAAAGAAACTCATTATAAGCCACGTTCGGGCCGATGCGCGGATCGTTCAGGATGATCTTTGTTACGTTTGCCAACGAGCTTACGAATCGACCGTTGTTGTCGCACTCTAAGTCGTTCGTCCAAGCCCACGGATTCTTCTTCTTTTCTTTGGGTTTTTCATCGAATCCCATGAGGTCTTCGACGGACGTGGTTTTCTTGGATTTAGATTCCTGCGGCTTCGCTTCGGTTGGTTCAAAGTCGTCGTCCTCTATGTCCGAGAAAAACTCATCGAGGATCGGGAGTTTCTCCGCTATAAGTTCGGCCTTCGCTTTTTCGTCGGCCCGCACGAGGTCGTTCATCGCTTTCCACGAGGGGAGTTGCCCCGGCGGCGTATCTTGCGACACCTTCTCATCTTCCTGCCCGAAGAGGTGGATGCGAACGAGGTCGAAGGCGTTCACAAGCCTTTCGCAGCAAGGATCGTGTCCGTGATGGCTGTAAAGGAACAGACCGTCGTCTTCGACCACCGCGCCGTTCGATGAGGTCGATCCCGTGTAGGTGTAGCGGGGTTTGCCGGAGGCCGCGTCGCTCGGAACATACTTATCGGACAGGAAGGTTTCGATTGCGTCTTCGATGCGATAGGCGCGGCAGAACGCGCCGACGATTCCTGTCTTCTGCGTCGGGTCTTCCGCTTTTTCGACGCGCTTGCGGAGCGCGTGTTCGTCGTCAAAGAGCGGAAGGAGGGACAGGTCGTTCCAATCGCCCCTCTCTTTCTTGAATGCCGCGAATATGTGGTCGGGATCGAGAAGCTTTCCCTCGTTCCGGTAAGCCCAAAACTCGCCATCCCGCGAGGCGGTCGGGAGGAACATCATTTGAGCCGGACGCGCCGAGACGCGATCAACCTGTTTGATGGTTGCGCCTTTGCCGTCGAGCCACCAAGAGACGATGCGGACGAAAGCAGGATATTCTTCCTTCGTCACCGTTCTTTTTAGCGGAACAAAAATCCGCAAGCGCGGCTGTTCTTCGGTGTGCCGCCGTGTCGTGTGGACGAGGTATTCGCAGCGACCGAGCGCGGATTTTCCTTCTCGCAACGCCTCCGCCAGCTTTTTCGTTGAATAATCGAGGTCGAGCGTGAGTAGGTTTCTGCTTTTGACGTTTTTAAGATTCCGCCATTTCCCGTCGCATTGTGCGCCAGAAATCCAGCCTCGAATAGACTTCAAACGGTCTTGTTCGTCTTTCGACATCCCATCGAAAGCGCGACGCGATTCGTCTGTGCGCTCAACGCGGCTGAGGAGCTTTACGAAGCTCCGCCAAGACCACGCGAGGTTCTTCGCTTTGGCGAAGTTGTTGCCCTGTCCTTGGGCGAATAAAATAGGGAGGGCGTCATGGTTAGACATAAGGGATCACACGGTTTGTTCGAGTTCCAAAACCAGAAGTTTTAAGGTGTCTTCCGGGATGGCTCTCGGCTTCCCTACGATCCATGCACGGACGGTTATGTCCGCCCGATTCGTTAACCTTGAAAGGTCTTTGTTTTTCAACCCCTTGGCTTTGCGAACTCTCCGAAGGAGGCCCGTTCTCCAACGGGGGCTTTTCCAGCATCTACTTGAAAAAGAAGGATAAAGTAAGTCCACGTTTCGCTCCATATGTTTAGCTGTTCACCAATGAGTACAGCAGCTTGCGCCTCGCCAACAGGGGGTGTCAAGCCGTCTTTTAGAAGAAAACGTACTGGTCGAAGTCGCGGATTTTCAGGCCGCCGTTCGAGAGAAAAACGAGTTCACGAACACGGTTCGGCGGAAGGTTGTCTTTATGAACCCACAGATAGATTGCCCAGGGTGTCAGGCCCATGTATTGGGCGAGGGCTTTTATGCTCCGGTGGCCCTTTTCTCCCTTCTTAGCACGGGCGTATCCGACGCGACCGTCCTTGAGTTTCATGCTCACGCTAGGTGGGCAAGCGCGAAGCAGAAGTTCGTGGAGTTCGCTTCTGGCTTTGGTCTTTTTTATGATTATGGGCATTTCGTCCTCGATAAAAAGCTAGTAGGAGTGGACTGTCATACTGCAATAAGTTTTGGTTGACAAGAAGTTTCTGAGAAGGGTAGGTTCGCTGTCTATTGGGGGTTGACCCTTCTAAACCTGAACGAAAGGAACTGAGTATGTCTATTGAGAAGATTCTCACAGAGTTGTCTGAGACGATTGTAGCTCTTACGGACGCTCTTCAAGCGCAAACCGCGCTGTTGAAGGGTGCTGCTTCCGGCAAAGCTGAAAAGGCCGCTCCCAAGGCGGAAAAGGCCGCTCCCAAGGCGGAAAAGGCCGAAAAGCCCGCCGCTAAAGCGAAAGCTACAAAAGTGACGGCGGATACCATTAAGCAGAAGTTCGGTGCCTATCTCGCGGTTGAGGATACCGACTTGGCTGATGAACACAAGACCAATGTTGCCAGCATCCTTCGTTCTCTCGGCGCGAAGAAGGTCAGCGCGATCCCCGAAGAATCTTTTGAGGAAGCGTTGTCGTTGCTCCAAGAGTACATTGATTCGGAGGACGAAGGTTCCGAGGAAGCGGCTGATTCGGACGACGATGAAGGCTTGATGTAAAATGGGGGACGCGCTTGAACATTCCGTTCTTGCGCCGTCCTCGGCCTATATGTGGCGGCGATGCGCGGGTTCGATTCAAGCGAATCGCGGCTATCCCGATAAAGTGGGCGTTGAGGCGGCGGAAGGGACGATGTTCCATTTCTTTGCTGATCTGGCTGTTAAGTTTGGATTGGAGCCGCACGATTTTCCGGTAGGTTTTACGCGGGAGATCGACGGTCATGTGGTTTCGTACACCGAAGAAATGATCGAAGATATGTATGAGGGGATCGAGTGGATTCTCTCTAATATCGAAGAGGGCGCAGTCCTTTTCACGGAGCAGAAAGTTCCGATTGAGGAGTGGACGTTAGAACCCGGCGGGTTCGGAACATCTGACATCTGCATCATACTTCCGATTCAGCGGAAGATCATAATCGCGGATTGGAAATATGGGAAGATCGCTGTTTCTGCGGTGAAAAACGATCAGCTGTATTTGTACTGTCTTGGTCTTTGGAAAAAGTACGGGAAGAAGTTCTTCGGTGGCGACCCCTCGAATATCGAGGTCGAGTTTAGGATTTTACAACCACGGGTTCCACTAAAAGGGTCGTCGTGGAAAACGACGATGAAGAAGGTTTTGCGCGAGGGGGAATCAATCAAGATTGATGCGGAGGCCACCTACGAAAAAGACGCGCCGCGAGTTGCTGGAGAGAAGCAATGCCGCTACTGTCGCGCTCGTTCCGATTGCGAGGTTTGGTCTGAGTTTAATCTGAAACTGATGTCGCTCTATTTTGAGGACATTGACGAGGGGTACGCGCAGGAGAAACCGCCGAAGTTGCCGGACATTAGAGGAATGACACCGGAGCGGAGGTCGTACATTTTGCTGCATCGTTCGTGTTTTATGAAGTTTCTCGATGATATGTATCGTTCGGCGTTGAACGACCATAACGCGGGTCGCCCTGTGCCGAAGATGAAGTTGGTTTTAGGCCGTTCCGGTCGAAGGAAGTTTCGCGAAAGCGTTATGCGAGAGGTTCGTAGGAGTCTAGTTTCCGACTTGGGCGAGGAGGCGTTCATTAAGACGCTTGTTTCGCCCGCCGTTGCGGAAAAGAAATTGGGCAAGAAGGTTTTCAAGAAAAGGTACGGGTCGTTTGTCGAACAGACCCCGCCAAAACCGTCTCTTGTGCCGGACACGGATGAACGGCCCGCCGTTGAGTCTGTGGTTGATTTGTTCGACTCAATCGAAGAGGAGTAAAGATAATGGCTGAGAAGAAAAAAGTCCTCGGTCGGGTCAAGCTTGAGAGGGTTCGGCTTTCCTTTGCCGCTCTCCATGCGCCGCAGAAGGATACAACTAACGACAAGGGCGAGGTTATCAAGGGGAAATATAAAGCCAATTTCCTCATGAAGAAAGGGACGAAAGAGACGAAGGAAAACCTTGCTCGTATCAAAGCGGCTTCCGAAGAAGTGAAGGCGGCGAAGTGGGGAGACAACCCCCCGAAGTTGAAACCGGAGCGTTTGTGCTTGCGCGATGGCGACCAAGAGGATTGGGAGGGATACGAGGGCTGTTTCTACCTCTCTTCTTCGAGCAAGGATCGACCGAAGGTTGTCGGCTTGCGTAAGGACGAAGAGGTTGAACCTGGCCATCGGCATTGGCCTCTGTCTGGATATTACGTCAATGCGGTTGTGACGATCTGGGCGCAGGACAATAAATCAGAACAGGGTGGAAAGCGTATCAACGCCTCTCTCGAAGCCATCCAGTTTGTCCAGAAGGCGGAGGAGTTCGGTCGGGGTCATATCGACACCGATGAGTATTTCGACGATCTGGACGATGAGGCTGATTCGGATTTTGACGAGGATGAAGACGAGGACGAAGCCCCCTGTAAACCCGCTAAGAAAAAGCGTCCAGTTGATGAGGAGGAGGAAGAGGATGAAGCCCCTCGCAAGCCCGCCAAGAAAAAGCGTCCGGTTGACGAGGATGAAGACGACGATCTGATGTAAGTGAACTTTGTTCCTAAAACACCGCCGGGTTCCGGCTCGGCGGTGTTCTCTTTCTCAGGTGTTCTGTGAAAAAATACCGCACTTCTTTAGATTTTGAAACGTACTGCGACGTATCGGTTGTCGATGTTGGCGTGGATCGCTATTCGCGCCACCCCTCTTTGCGTGTTCTGATGTGTGCCTACTCCATTGACGACGGGCCTGTTCGACAATGGGTTCCCGAAGAGGGAGAGGAAAGGCCGGAGGATTTGTTCGAGGCTTTGCGCGATCCTATGTGCATAAAGCAAGCGTGGAATAAGTCCTTCGAGTGGAGCATACTCGCAAATCACCTCGGCATCGTAACGCCGCATAACGAGTGGTACGACCCGATGGTCTTGGCATATTCTTTGGCCTTTCCCGGCTCGTTGGATAAGGTCGGTCAAATACTTCGGTTGCCAGAAGATAAGCGAAAAATGTCTCGCGGGAAGGCGTTGATCCGAAAGTTTTGCGGCCCCCGGAAGCCCACTAAGAACGACCCCCGTTTGCAGAATCATTGGTACGATCACCCGAAGGACTGGGAAGAGTTTCTTCTCTACAACCGAACCGACGTTGAGGCGGAGAGGGAGATTTATCGCCGCCTCCAACGCTTCGACATGCCGCAGCACGAATGGGAAAACTGGTATTTGGATCAGGAGATAAATCAAGTCGGAATCCCGATTAACATGAAACTCGTTGATGACGCGGTGAGGGTTTACGATGAATTGTTTTTCCGCCGTGTGAAGGAGATGAAAGAACTCTCCGGTTTGGCAAACCCCATGTCGAACGCGCAGCTTCTTCCGTGGCTTCGTGATCGCGGGTACCCTTATACTGATCTTCAAAAAGGCAAAGTGAAGCGGGCGTATTCGTATTTCGATGAGAAGCCTTCCGGTTTTACGAAAGATCAATGGGAATCGTACCGTGCCGATTCGGTCTTAAAAAGAATGCTAGAACTCCGATTGGAAGCATCGAAGTCGTCCCCGAAAAAGTTTAGGACGCTTAGTGAAAGTGCAGACAGGGAAGCCGGGGTTATTAGAAACGCTTTTCAGTTTGCGGGCGCGGGAAGAACTTGGCGGTGGGCCGGACGAATGTTTCAGGCTCAAAATCTTGCGAAGCCGACGAAGGAGTTTGAGCATTGTCTCCCTATGGCGGCGGAACATTTAGAGAAGCTCGATGTTGATGCCATTGAGTTGATGTATGATAAACCCTTTGATCTCCTGTCGTCGTGCGTTCGCCCTGTCGCGCAAGCCCCAGAGGGTTATGTTTTCATCGACGCTGATCTGAGTGCTATTGAGAACCGCGCTCTTGGTTGGATTTGTGGTTGTAAAAAGATTTTGCAAGTCTTTCTTGATGGTCGTGACCCCTATGTAGATTTTGCCACGAGGCTCTTCGGCGCGTCATACGAATCGCTTTGGGCCGAGTATCTTTCAGGGAACAAATACAAGCGAACGATGAGTAAACCGGGGGTTCTCGGCTGCGGCTATCGGCTTGGCCCAGGTGAAAAGAGAATCAACAAACAGACGGGAGAAGAGGAAGCAACCGGGCTTCTTGGATATGCGTGGAATATGGGCATTCGTGATTTCACGGAAGAGCAGTCCCGTCGATCAGTCGAGGTGTTCCGCAGCGCGTATCCAGAGGTTGTCGCTTTTTGGACGGAGATTGAGAGGGCAGCGAAGTATTGCGTTCGCACGGGCCGACCCATCGAGTGCGGCCCGGTACGATTTGAGTTCCAGAAACCCTTTTTGCGGATGAGGCTCCCTTCTGGTCGATACCTCAGTTACCTTCGACCAAAAATCTTGGATTGGAAAACGCCTTGGGGCGCGGTAAAACCGACATTGACTTACGAGGGGTTAAATGATCGCGGGATATGGGCGAGAATCCCAACGCAGGGCGGGAAGCTGCTTGAGAACAGCGATCAAGGGATTTCTCGCGACTTGTTGGTTCACGGAATGCGGATCGCCAAAGATAGGTACGGTATGATCCCAAGAATCCATGTCCACGATCAGATCGTCGCGTGTGCGCCCATAGAAACGGCGGAGCGCGATCTCGCTAGGCTGATCGAGTGCATGGAGGAAGCGCCGTCTTGGGCCGAAGGCTTGCCCCTCGGCGCGGCGGGTTTCGTTTCTAAGATTTTTACGAAGGACTGACATGGTTGAAGATCACGTCCGGATGGCGGTGGAATCGTTGGCCGAGGAGCAGGGATGGGGTGTCTGGCGTATTGTTTTTTACCGCAAGAAGGGTTGTCCCGACACGATGTTCATAAAAGAGGGGCGGGTTGTTTTTATTGAGTTCAAGGACAGGGGAAAAGTCGTGACGGTTCTCCAATCGAAGGTTATAAAATTGATGCGCTCGTTCGGCGCGGAGGTTCACGCGAACGTTGATACCGTAGAGAAAGCTTGTCGTATTTTGAATCTCCGGCCATGTTGACTATCGGGAAACACGTTCTCTGTGATTTAGAGGCCATCGAATTGATGATTGGCCCGCCGGAGGTTATTCGCGGAATAAAGGATTTTCGTCCGTACCAGACGTGGATGGTTGATCTCATTATGAGAAAGAAGGCGGTTTACCTTGGTGTCGATATGGGGATGGGGAAGACAACGGTTTGCCTCCTCGCCATTCGCCGCCTCCTAGACGCGCAGAGAATATCAAAGGTTTTGATCGTTGCGCCGTTGGAGGTTGCGAAGAACACCTGGCCGGGCGAGATCGCCGTTTGGCGATTTTCCCGCTCGTTGCGGTATTCGGTAATCGTCGGAGATGCAGAGCAGAGAAAGCGGGCGTTGGAGAAAGATGTTCCGATCCATATCATAAATCGTGAAAACCTTGTTTGGCTCTATAAGACGCTCGGCCCGAAACGGTGGGATTATGATGCTTTGATCTATGATGAAGCGTCTCGGTTGAAGCAGGGCCGTAAGAGAACACAGCTTAAAAAGAAGAAGGGAGGGAAGCGACCGTCCGGTCGCAATTTGAGCGAGTTCGGCGTGCTTTCTCGGATGAGGTACGCTTTCAAAAAGGTTGTTGAGTTGTCCGGTACGCCATCACCGAACGGCCTTCATGACCTTTGGGGGCCGATCTACATTCTCGATAAGGGGAAGCGTCTTGGGGAGAGTAAGACGGCCTTTGAGCAAAGGTGGTTCGATGTCAGTCCTTATGATTATAGCGTGACACCACTCCCCCATGCTGAGGGGGAGATCATGGGCGCGATTTCTGACGTGTTCTTTTCCCTCCGGTCGGAGGACTATCTTGATCTTCCGCCGTTGGTCATTTCCGATGTTAAAGTCAAGCTCGATCAAATCTCGATGAAGCGGTATCGTTTTTTCGAGAGGGAGTGCGCCTTCACGGATTGGGATGTAGAGGCCGTGAATCGCGGGGTTCTCACGAACAAGCTTTTGCAGATGGCGAACGGTTCGGTTTATGAAACGGACAAAACGGAAAAGGAGATTCACGATCTCAAGATCGACGCGCTAGATCGTATTGTTTCGGAGGCGAACGGGAAGCCGATGTTGGTCGCGTACTCGTTTAAGTTTGATCTCCGCCGACTCCGTAAGAAATACCCTCGCGCCAGAGTGTACGGTGAGGGAGATAACGATTTGAGAGATTGGAACGCGGGGAAGATTCAGATGCTCCTCGTCCATCCTATGAGTGCCGGACACGGCCTTAATTTTCAGCATGGGGGAAACATCGCGGTTTGGTTTGGGCTGACGTGGAGTTTGGAGCTTTATCGTCAGTTCGTTAAACGCTTGCACAGATCGGGGCAGAAGGCGGAGCGGGTTTTCATGTACCGGATTATCGCAGAGAATACGGTGGACGAGGATGTTTTATCTGTTCTTGATGATAAAGGGGCGACTCAGGATAGAATAACCGAGCGAGTTCGTGTAAGGTTGTCAAAGATTCGTGAGGAGGAGAAATGCCGTCAGTCGAGGAGTTAATGGGCTTTGATGAGCCGGAGATTTCTCCCGCAGAACGTCGTCGGGAGAGGCGGGCGGCTGCGCTTGACCGCCTCATCGCCAGAGGCCGCAAGACGGAAGAGGCATATGATAACCCAGATTTGAACATTCAAGCAGTTTATTCAGGGGTCACCGTTGGTTGGCTTTCTCAGGTATTTCATATTGACCCGACGACCGTGAAAAGGCGTTTGAAGGATTGTCCTGCGCTCCATCGTAGGAAGAACGGTTTTGTTTATGATCTAAAAGTCGCCGCGCCATATCTTTTGAAGCCCGTTTTCGATGTCCGAGAGTACATTAAAACGATGAAGCCGGAGGAGCTTCCGACGAAGCTCCAAGATCAGTATTGGTCGGCTATGAACAAAAAGCTGAAATGGGAGGAACGCGCAGGGAACCTTTGGAGGAGCGAGAAGGTTCTTCAAGTGTTCGGTGAGGTTTTTCAGACGATCAAGTTCTCTTTGCAGCTTTGGACGGATAACCTGGAACGGGCAACAGGACTCACTTCGGCTCAGAGGACATTGCTTTCCGGAATGGTGGACGGGTTGCAAGATGAAATCTATACGAAGCTCCAAGCGGTGAGTGCGAAGGGGAAGACGGGATCGGTTTCCGCAGAGGAAGAGGCCGACGAAGATGTCTGAGTTATTTTTTAATACCCTCGAAGAGTTGATGCTACAGGCGGCAGAAAGCGTTCGCCCGCCGGAACGAATGACGGTGAGCGAGGCTGCTGAGAAGTATCGTTTTTTGAACAACCCCGGCTCGTATGTCGGGCCGTGGAAAAACTCAATGACTCCCTACCTTGTGGAGCCGATGGACGTGCTCACGAGTCACGAGTACGAGGGCATGGTTTTAGTTTCAAGTGCGCAAAGCGGTAAAACGGATGTTTTTGTAAACTACCTATTGCATTCCGTTATTTGTGACCCCGCCGACATGATGTTGATCCAGACCGCGCAAGCCACCGCCCGTGATTTTTCTTTACGTCGAGTTGATCGTCTTTTTCGTCACTCGAAGGAGGTCGGGAAGCGTTTGTTGCCCGGACGGGATAGCGATAACGTGTTCGATAAACGCTTTGCTTCCGGTATGATCCTTACGTTGTCGTGGCCCTCTGTAAACGAGCTATCTGGTCGCCCCATACCCCGTTTGTGGCTGACCGATTATGATCGCATGACGCAAGACGTGGATGGCGAAGGAACGCCATACGCCTTGGCGAAGGCCCGTGCCACTACATTCCGTTCTCACGGAATGGTTGTCGCGGAGTCTTCCCCCGGTTTTGTAATATCCGATCCGCATTGGGTTCAAAAGACCGCGCACGAGGCTCCGCCGACCGAGGGCATACTGGCCCTTTATAACTCTGGGGATCGTCGTCGTTGGTACTGGCGGTGTGTTTCCTGCAAGAACGCCTTTGAGCCGTCGTGGCTTAACCTGAAATACCCGACGACAGAAGACCCGCACGAGGCGGGGGATGCCGCCGTCATGGTTTGCCCCCATTGCGGGCAGATTTATTCACAGGAAGATAGCGAGGTTCCCGGAAAGCATGAAATGAATCAACTCTTCTCCCGTGGTGGCCACGCGGCGTGGCTCAAGGATGGACAACGGTGGGATCAGTCAGGAGAGATCGTTGGGGACGGCCCGCGAACCAAGATAGCAAGCTTCTGGGTGCAAGGTGTCGCGGCGGTGTTCAACGATTGGGCGGGGTTGGTATCTTCCTACCTATTGGCTGAAAAAGAATGGGAAGACACAGGAAGCGAACAGACGCTTAAGACGGTCGTTAACACGAAGCTCGGCCTTCCGTATTTGCCGAAGGCGCAATCGACTTCGCGTGTGCCGGAAACGCTTCGGAGCAGGGCAAACGACTATGGGAAGCGAATTGTACCTTGGGGAGTTCGGTTCCTGATTGCGTCGGTTGACGTTCAGAAGAACCGTTTCGTAGTTCAAGTTCACGGTATTGGAGAAGCGAAAGACGTTTGGGTCATTGATCGGTTTGAGGTGAAGTATTCTCGGAGGAAGCAGAGCGACAGAGACGATCAGCTTTGTTTTGTCAATCCTGGCGCGTACCCCGAAGATTGGAAGCTTCTTGTTTATGAGGTTATGCAGAAGACGTACCCGTTAATGGACGGAACGGGACGTGAGATGGCGATTAAAATGACCTTCTGCGATTCCGGCGGACGCGAGGGTGTTACGCAGAACGCTTATAATTTTGTTCGATGGCTTCGTTGCGGGTACGACAATCAGGCGTTGCCGGAGGAAGGTTCCGCGCAGACGTATCCGTGGGTTGAGGGACTTTATGCTAGGTTCCAACTGATAAAGGGCGATTCTAACGTGGGTGCGCCGCGTGTCCGGTTGGCCTTCCCCGATTCTCAAAGGAAAGACCGTCACGCGGGGGCGCGTGGTGAAATCCCTGTGATGTTCATAAATACGAATGTCATGAAGAACGCGCTCGATAAGATGTTGGATCGAACCGACCCCGGCGGGCGCATAAACTTCCCAAACTGGCTCGATACGAACTTTTATAAGGAGCTTGTGGTCGAGATCAAAAACAAGGAAGGTAAGTGGGAAAACCCCAACGGGTATCGGAACGAATCATGGGATTTGCTGGTCTATTGTCTTGCCGGATGCCTCCACCCCTCGATCAGGTTGGAACACCTAGATTGGTCACGCCCGCCAACGTGGGCTTGCGAGTGGGAGAAAAACGATTTGGTCTTTGATCCGAGGGCCGGAAATAAACCTTTTGAAAAAGAAAAGAAAAACGAATATGATCTGGACAAGCTTGCGGAACTGCTGGCATAGGAGGCTTGTGTGGCGACCGACCCAACGATCTTGACGGCAAGACTGGCGGAGGCCGAGACGCAGTATCACCAACTCATGTTGGGACAGGTTGCGCGGGTCTTTGTCGATCAGAACGGGGAGCGCGTGGAGTACACCGCGACGAACGCCGGGCGGCTGATGTCATACATCCAAGACCTTAAACGGCAACTTGGCGAACTCTCAACAGGGCCGATGAACGTATGGCTATGAACGTAAAGAAGATGCGAAAGCAAGCGGAAGCCATCGACGCGCTCGTGGAGCCGGGGTATTCCAAAATCATGGGCCTCGGCGGCGCGTATGAAGCGGCGGATCAGTTTGATCGTGCGATGGCTCTTTGGAGTCCGCCTATGCAGTCCGCAGATGCGGACATGATTCCAGAGAAGGGAGTTATGGATACCCGTGTTCGAGACATGCTCCGAAACGACGGGTATGTTCAAGCGGGTCAAGCCCTTCACCGCGATAATATCGTTGGCTCGATGTTTATGCTCAACGCCAAACCGGAGTTCAAAGCTCTCGGCCTTGACGAGAGGTGGGCGGAGGAGTTTCAGCAGGAAGTTGAAGCGAAGTTTACGTTGGCGGCGGAAGGGATTGGTTGTTGGCTCGATGCTTCGCGCACGAACACCCTCACGTCGCTCGTCAGGTTGGCTGTTGGAGTTTATGCGGCGGCGGGCGAGGTTCTGGCAACCGTCGAGTGGCTTCGTGAGACGAGTAGGCCATTCAAGACAGCCATCCAGATGATCGACTTGGATCGTCTAAGCACCCCGCCGGAATATATTCCCGACGGGTTTGTTCGTGGTGGCGTTCGATTGAACTCTTTCGGTGCGCCTTTGGGGTATTATATTCGGAAAGCCCACCCGACGGATCATGATCGCGCCCTTGCGGCGTATGAGTTTAAATACGTTCCGGCGGAAAAGCCGTGGGGTCGCCCACAGGTTATTCATATCAAGGAACAGACGCGCCCGGAACAAACTCGCGGCGTGGCGGAAATGGTTGCGGGCCTAAAGGAAATTCGCATCACGAAGAAGTTTCGTGACATCACCTTGCAAAATGCTGTCGTCAATGCGATGTACGCGGCCAGTATTGAATCCGATCTCCCTAGCGAGGCCGTTTTTTCTCAGTTGGGTGGTGGTAGTATCCAAGAGGGTGTCGCCGGGTATGCCGAAGCGTTCCTTGCTGCCGTTGCGCGATACACGGGGAACGGCGCGAGAAATATGAAGATCGACGGGGTGAAAATCCCGCATCTTTTTCCCGGCACGAAGTTGCAGCTTCGTCCGGCGGGCGCACCCGGCGGCGTGGGGCAAGACTTCGAGGTTTCGTTGCTTCGTTATTTGGCGGCTGTTCTCGGCGTTTCTTACGAGCAGCTATCTAAGGATTTCTCCAAGACGAATTATTCTTCTGCTAGGGCGGGCATGACAGAAACTTGGAAGTTCATGATGTCGCGCAAGCGGATCGTGGCTGATCGGTTTGCAAGTACGATTTATCGTTGCTGGCTGGAAGAGCAAATTAACCTCGGAAATATCGAGACGATGAAGGGGGCGAGGCTTCCGAACTTCTATGACGGTCTTAATTCCGAAGCGTATTGTGCTTGTGATTGGATCGGCGCGGCGCGAGGCCAGATTGATGAGTTGAAGGAAACACAAGCGGCAGTTCTTCGTTTGAAATCGTGCCTTTCTACGCATGAATCCGAATTGGCGAAGCTCGGTAAGGACTGGCGGGCCGTTTATTCGCAGCTTGCGCGTGAGAAGGCGGAGCGGGAGAGACTTGGAATCGAGGTTGTCGAGGACAACGGTGTGAATGCGGCATCCGGCTCACCGAGAGAAGCCGAGGAGGAATAGGACATGGAACCGAGCGTTTTTCTTGAGCAATTCACACGCGACCCATTGATGATTGAGCCGTCGATGGCGCGTGTCGCCGTGTCGCATCTGCAAGCCATGTTGGCGACCGAGGACTACGGTAAGCTGGTTATGGCGGCTTCTTCGGATTCCGATTTCTGGGATACTGAATCTTGGACAGCAGAATACCGTCCGTATGTCGTTAAAGACGGGATTTTGCAAGTTCCGATTGTCGGCGTTCTTTTGAATAAGTTCCCTTATGCCTTTTCGCCCTTTGCGACAGGCTATGAGTATATCGAAGCGGCGATTGCGCGTGGGTTAGAAGACCCCGAAGTGAAGGGCATCGCTTTGATGATTCATTCGCCCGGCGGCGTGGTTGCGGGAAACTTCGAGCTTGCCGATTATATTTACGGCGTTCGTTCGGAGAAGCCGATTATGGCTTTCGCCAACGATTACGCCTTCTCTGCCGCCTATTCCCTTGCGTCTTCTGCGGCAACGATCTCCACGAACAGGAGCGGATCGGTCGGTTCTATTGGCGTTGTGACGATGCACGTCAATCAGGAAAAGTTCCTAGAAAACACGGGTTTTGAGGTGACGTTTATTTTTGCTGGCAAGCATAAAGTGGACGGGAACCCCTATGAGGGGCTGTCTCCCGAAGTGCGTGACAGGATACAGGCACGGGTCGATAAGCTTTATGATACATTCACGTTTACCGTGGCGCGTAACCGTGGTATAGAAAACAAGAAAGTTCGAGATACCGAGGCATTGACGTATGATGCGGAGGAAGCTATCTCGATAGGTCTTGTTGATCGAGTCGGGCCTTTCAAGGATGAACTGGCCTATTTTGTAACCAACTCATCGGGGGAAAACACGATGGAAAAGAAGCCGAACGAGACGACTGCTGATGCGGGCATCCCCGTTGAGCAGCACCAAGAAGCGGTGAAGGCCGCTCGTATTGAAGGTCATGCAGAGGGCGTGAAATCCGAGAGAACGCGCATTGTCGCAATCCTCGATCTCCCGGAAAGCAAGGATCGCGCCCAAGCGTCCTTTGCTGTTGCTCTGAAATCGGATATGTCGGTGGAAGCAGCGCAAGCTTTCTTGGCTTCGCTCCCGACAGAAAAGAAGGACGAACCAGGAAAGATGTCCGGCTCCCATTTCGAGAAGGCGATGAACGAAGGGAACCCGGAGGTCGGCGCGTCCGGCGATACCGAAAAGCAGGGTGGTGATGAAGATGCCGCGAAGGCGGTTCTCCGTGACTACGCCAGTGCCACGGGTCGGGCTGCGTAAACCGAAGGGACTCCGAAGGAGAACCATAAACGAAACTACTTTCTTGAAGGAGAAAGAAAATGGCAGATACAGTAATCCCGCACAGCGAACCCGGCGTTGCCGCGTTTTCTACCGCCACTTATATCAACGCGGGGGAACCCCGCTTCGGTGATGGCGAGGCTATCACGACCGTTGTGAACGTCGGAGCGAACGTCGATCTTCCGATTTATTCGGTTATCAGCTACGACGGCTCCACGATTGCTCTTGCTGAGATGAGCGGCTCCCCCGAAGTTTCGGATGCCTACGGCATTCTCGCGGCCCCAGTGAAAACGGGAACGGGCGGTGCGACAACGGCCCCAGTCTATCGGACGGGCCACTTCAATATGGACGCGCTTAACTGGGATGCGTCTTTCGATACGGATGCCAAGAAAGCGGCGGCGTTTGAGGGAAGTAAGTCGCCAACGATCTTCCTCGGTAAGCCGGAGTTCTCTTCGGGGAACATCGAAGTCTAATCTAAGCTCCCCCTAACGGGGGAGTGCCTTTTTTCTTTCTTTCCTCTAGGGGGCTGACAATGGAACATAATCTTTACGACACCAAAACGCTCTTGGGAGTTTACAACGACAGGGCAAGCATGGCCCCTCCGTCCGCGTACTTCCGTGATCTTCTCTTCACATCTTCGATTCAATTCGACACGGAATATGTCGAGTTCTCGAAAATCGGACGTGCCCGCAAGCTTGCGCCGTTGGTTGTGCCTTCGGCTAAGGGTGTCCCTATTGCGACGAACAAGGAGCGCGTGTCCCAAGTCCGTCCGGCATACACCAAGCCGAAGGATGCGGTCACGGACTCTCGTGTTCTCCGTCGCGCACCGGGTTTCGGTGAGTTGTCCTCGAACACCCCGATGGGGCCGATGCAGCGTTACAACGCCATCGTTGCGGACATTCTTCGTCAGCACCGCGATGCCATCGAACGCCGCGAAGAGTGGCTTGCCGCGCAAGCGGTTTTGAATGGTAAAGTTGTTCTCGAAGACGACAACTATCCCGAAGTAACGGTTGATTTCGAGCGTGACTCGGATAACACCGTTTCGTTGGAGGTTGGTAGTCGTTGGGGCGACTCCGGTGTTTCGATCCTTGAAGACATTGAGGATTGGCGCGATCACATGAGAAAGGTTCCTTTCGGTGGCCCGGCTACGCGCTTGACGGTCACGCCGAAGGTGTGGAAGGTCATGCGGAATGACGACGAAGTTCGTGAACTTCTGAATCTCAACTATCGTTTGAACACCGGGGCCGAACTCAAGATGGGCCTCATGGGGACGGAAGAAGTTGAGTTCATGGGTCGCCTGTCTGAGAATCTTGAGGTTTATGTGTACTCTGGCTATTATGAAGCGGCCAACGGTACGCGCACCCCCTATATGTCGGACAATGACGTTCTTCTGACAAGCCCTTGGGTGGATGGTGTTCGTTGCTACGGCGCGATCCTCGACTCTTCGGCGCAGTTCCGCCCGCTCCCCGTCTTCCCGAAGATGTGGAACGAGCAAGACCCGTCAGCCACTTTCATCATGACGCAATCGGCTCCGTTGATGGTTCCCGTCAACCCGAACGCCACGTTGAAGGCCACGGTTATCGCGTAAGCGATAGGCCGATTTTAAGATCGAAAAGGTGGGTTCTTTCGGGAACCCACCCTTTCAGCTAAACCAACCGAGAGGAGTGCCGATATGTTGACCCTTGTTGCTACTGCGAAGATTCGTTTGACTGTTAAGCCCGGCGTTGCTGGCGATAGGAAAAACGGGATCGCGCCTGTTCGTCCCGTGGTGGAGGACATCCCTGCTGGACGGCTTTTTATTGTGAAGACCGAAGCGGAAGCCGAAGACCTCGTTTCGCGCGGTTTGGCCCGCCCGTTTGCGGGTGAGTTTGTCTTGGATGATTTCGCTCGTCCTGCGGAAGAGCCTGTTGCAGAAAACACCCCTCTTGTTGAAATGCCTGTTTCCGTTATTGAAGAGAAGGCATCGGAACCCGAAGTTGTCGAGCAGGAAAAAGAATCCGTCGAACCCGAAGCTGTCGGGTTGGCGCAAGCGTCCACTCTCTCGGTGGAAGAGGGGCCGGATGTGCTGGCTGGCGTGTCCGACCCCTCACTTGAGGAGAAGCCTTCTATCGAAGACTTGATGGGGTAAGAGATGAGCCTTCGTGACATAAAGACGAAGGCCCGTTCCGCGCTCCATGACGCGATGAAGGTTCCGGCTTATTATTTCGCTGCTATCGGAGATGATCCCGTTGAGTGTAGTGTTCGGGTCCATTCCAAGTTCCGTGCCTTGGGTGACATTTCTACAATGTCCGGTTTGTCTGAGAGAATTGATGAAACGCCTCGTTTGGTTTTCCTTGTTTCAGAGGTAACGCCCGTGAACAAGAGCTTCGTCACCATCTCCGCTTCGGAAGGGTATCAGATCGACCATTTAGAGCCGGACGACGGGATCACCGTGACGGCTATCGTGTCCCGGCTATCTTCCGCCAAGCTGGCCTCTCTGACGTATCCGGGGGGCTGATATGGCTCAGTATGCTGTGTTTGTTGAGGGACTGTCGAACATATCGTCTCTGACGGAGATGGGGCCAGAGATTCGACGGGCCGCGTTTCAGGCGGTGAACAAGGCTACTGAGATGGGGCGGACGGAGGCGGCGCGGAAGATGCGGCAGGAGATTATGTTTCCCGCGACGTATCTAAATCCCGCGCAAGGCCGCCTTTTCGTGTCGCGCAAGGCGCAGACGAACTCTTTGGAAGCGCGAGTTAAGGCGAGAGGGCGGGCGACTTCGCTGGCGCGGTTTTTGGTTGGCGGGGTTCCCTCGAAAGGTTCGTCCGCTATCATCGAGGTTTCTCCCGGCAGGATGTCGGTGATGAAGCGGGCCTTTGTTATGAAGCTTCGAGCAGGGAAGTCTGTTGAGACGAAGCACAATTTGGGGCTTGCTATTCGACTGAAACCAGGTGAGTCTATCGCCAATAAAAAGTTCATGCGGAAGGTTTCTCGAAACCTTTATCTCCTTTACGGCCCGTCAGTCGATCAGGTGTTCATTGCGAACGATGGCGCGGGTGTCGCAAAGGACATTTCTCCGTTCATACAGGATAAAATGGAATCTGAGTTCTTCCGACTTTTGAGGATACCCAATGGCTGATGAACCTTTGCGCCTTAGAATCCTGAAAGCGATTACGACGTGTCTCCAAGAGATAACGCCGGACAATGGGTATGTTTATGACCTTTCCGAATCGGTCTTTCGGGGCCGAACGATTTTCGGGGATGGCGATCCGTTGCCGATGGTGTCGATCTTGGAGCCGCCGATTGACTTAGATCAGTTGAGGGTTCCTGACGGCGGGGACACGATTTCCGGCCCGTGGAACCTCTTGATCCAAGGCTTTGTTGAGGACGATAAGGATAATCCGACTGACGACGCGCACCTTTTGTTGGCTGATGTCAAGAAGCGTCTCGGTTTGGAGATGAGAAAGAGCCGCGATTTCGACTTGCTCGGCTTGGGCAAGCACGTCACACGGCTCCAACTGAGTCCCGGTGTTGTGAGGCCACCGGATAACGAGGTTTCATCGAACGCTTATTTTGTATTGAGCGTGACGCTGAACGTGGTAGAATGTCTCGCAAATCCGTATGAGGATTAACGCCTTTGAAACAGGGAGAAGCAAATGGCTAACAACTACACGCTCGGTCGCGGGAAGGTCTATTTTTCCCGTTTTAAAACCGGAACAGAAACCCCGGAAGGCTTTGTTTACATCGGCAATACGCCGGAGTTCAGCCTGACGATTGAATCTGAAAACCTCGATCACTATTCCTCGGATGCTGGCATCCGTGAGAAAGATGATTCTGTCCCTCTGGAAGTCACCCGCACAGGGAACTTCACGACGGATAACATTGTCCCGGATAACGTCTCGTTGTTCTTTTTCGGCTCGAAGTCCACGGTCACGCAAGGGATCGTTTCTTCGGACGACGAAGAGTTCAAGGACGTTGTTCTCGGTCGGTCGTACAAGCTCGGCATCACGGATTTGAATCCAACGGGCTATATGGGAATCAATTCGGCGGGTTTTGCGGTCAATGGAGAGGGTTCTCCGTCTTTGTTGGTCGAGGGGACGGATTACACCATGGATTTCGCTAACGGCATCTTGACGCTGCTCGAAACAGCGACGGGGGTTGCGACGGGCGACGACATCACGGTGACATATGCGGTTAAAGCATCGACTCGTGATCGCGTTATCTCCGGTTCGACACCAGTTGAGGGCGCGATGATGTATGTTGCCAACAATCCGAAGGGCGACAACTTCAACTACTACTTCCCGTATGTGAAGATCACGCCGAACGGCGACTACGCTTTGAAGGGCGACGAGTGGCAATCCATTCCGTTCAATATCGAGGCGTTGAAGCCCACGAGCGGCGAAGCGATCTACATGGACGGCGCACCTGCTTACACCTAATTAACTAGGAGGTTATGATGGGCCTAAAAGACCTTGAGCTTCCTAAGTCTGACGTTCAAATCTCGGACAACGCCAAAATCGTTGTCCGGGGTTTGTCGTCCTCGGACTTCTCGAAGCTCATAAACAAGTTCGGGCCAACGCTCGTTTCCTTGTTCGATACTTTGAAGGATCGCTTTGACGGCGGGGACATCGACGGCGAGGACATTGCCACGGTAGCGCAGCTTGCGCTCCAAGCGGCCCCCGACCTTGTTGCTGAGGTGATCGCCTTGGCGGCGGATGAACCCGATCAGGTGGAGGCCGCGAAGAAGCTTCGGGTATCCGTCCAGATCGAGGCTTTGGAAAAGATTTTGAACCTTACGTTCACGAGCGAGGCCGAAGTAAAAAAATCGGTGGAGATCGTCACGGGTTGGTTGCAGAAGATCAACGGTTCGGCGCAGGGCATAAAACACTCTCTTTCGAGCGTTGGTTTTGGGGAGTCCGAAAGCAAGTAAGCCTTCTCCTTGCGAACGGACACCCGGAGGCGCGTAAGTACCCTATCGGCATGGTTTGGGACGAGGCAGCGATAGCCAAGGAACGGATCAATTCGATGGAGGTAACAAGAGCCTCCTTGATGCAACAGGCGATCTCCTCCATACTCTCGAAGAAGGCGGGTTCGGCGTTCCAGAAGAACGTGGCAAGCCTTAACATCGAAACGATCCCGGCTTCACGGTCGGCTCGATTTGAACCGGAGAGAGAAGATGGCCGCGAATCGTGATGTCGAACTAATTGTCCGAATGAAAGATGATGCGTCGGACGCGGCTAAGTCGGTCGCGTCCGCGCTCGGTTTGATTATCAAAGAGCAAAAGAGTCTTCAACAGTCCGCGAAGGCTTCTGATTCTTCTCTCCTAAAACTCGGCGTCGCGCTCAAAGACCTCCGTGGGAACCTTGCGGGGATCACCAAGGCGGGCAAGATTGATATGTCCGCGCCCGTTCAGGCGTTGAACTCCCTCAAGGCCGCGATGGTCGGGGTTGAATCGGCCAGTAGCGGTTTCGCTTCTCGTTTGGCGAACATCGGTCTTGTCGCAGATCGTTTGAAGGTGAAGCTTGCTGGCGCGAGTGAAGCGGCACGGAAACAAGCCGCCGTTTTGCAGAACGCGCAGTCAGCACATAACGCCTTGCAAGGCTTGTTGGCGAAAGAGGAGGCCGCGTACTCGAAGGCGGCGAACGCGGGAGCGGGCCTTGTCGCCAAGATCGCGCAGCAAGAGGCGGCTGTCGCTGAGGCGGTTGTCGCTTTCTCCGAGCTATCGGATCGCATGGGCCGCGTTACCGCGCCAACGAAGAAAATGGAGAGTGAATTAGCTCGGCTCCATAA